CTTTTTATAATTACGTGAGCGGTTCTTGCTTGAACTCTCTATAGTCACGCCATCTTTGTTAGTGCCACCTTTGGACAAGGCTTTCTTATGGCTTACGTCTTTGCCTTCACGTTTGTCGGCTTTACCATTGCCGTTACGATCTGCACCTTCTTTATCAACCTTGCGACGCGCTCGCTGACGTTCCATACGTGCCTCAAACGTCTTACTACCTACAGGCGCGTTGACTTGCTTCTTACGTTTTCTCATCAGTTTGCTCCATTGTGAACGCATTCGATTACAGGGCAGTGGCGTCTACATAACCCGTTAGGCCGTGCGTTCCACATGTCGTCGTCTGCTGCGGTCTTCATCTGGCTGTACTTACCTAACCATTTTTCCCACAGCTTGCCCTTATCATACTCCATGTATGTGTCTTTTACCAAGTCATTACACACAACGAATAGTAACCCTGCACGTACGGTCTTGATCTGTGGGTATTTTGCAAACAACCCCAAGGCCATTAACTCTAGTTGACCCTTGTCTGCGTACTTGGATGATTTGCCTGTCTTGTAGTCTACCACCCACGCTAGATCATCGTCGAGTATTACCAAGTCAGCGATACCACGGAACCAAACGTCCTTGGCATAGAAGTCACAAGCCTCTAGGTTCTCTGTTACACCCAGCTTTATCTCACACAGTTTTTCGCCCCTGCGGTTCTTCAGTGATACCAGTGCTTCTTCCGCAAAGCCAAACTTCTTAGGTACAGGCACGTCTGCACCTACAAAGTCCTCTGCCATCTTATGGAACGCAGAGCCATACAGGATAGCCTCAGTCTGCTTGAACGGAAACTCCTTGAGTATCTTCTCATGGTAGAATTGTTTAGGACATTGCTCAAACGCTTTGATCCTACTGAAAGACCACGGGGCTACTTTATGTGTCATCGGAATAACTTACTCTCCCATTGACATACTTCGTTAATATGCGTGTGTTTTGTAGTAGGTTGAACCATACCAATTTTCTCAACCCAACCTAGCTTCCTCAGAGAGGTCATCATCGCACCCCAAACATTGTGGTGGTGTGGGTCGGCCATCCCTTGCGCCCTGCAAAACGCGCAAATCTTACCGCCTTCTACATAACGGTTTTTAGCTAGGTAGTTAGCGGCGTTATGGTAATATTCTTTTTTCCAATCGTCGTCCGCATTAACGTAGGCACGTTCTATCTCTGCGGCTATAAACTCATGTCGATCATCCATTATTCACATTCTCCATATGATTTGCCTGTGCCACTTTCACAGGTTATAGGTAATCCTTCGGCCCAATCGGGCGTCTGGCTCATGCACTCTTCCATGTACGCTTGTGCTTCATCTAGTTCTTCGTCGCGTACACAGGTAATTATTGAATCATGTACAGTTAACACAGCCTTGTACTTCTTAGCAAGGAGTATCATTTGGTGCCCTATGATACAACGTGCAACAGCTTGACACACGTTCTCGACAACTTTGCCGCCGTATATTCTGTTTGGTCCTTTGCGAGTTCGGTAAGTGTACTCGTAGCCACGTTCGGATTTCTCTGCGGCGAGGCCATGATAGAACATGGGTAGGCCAGAAGGTAACATGATGGCATTCTTGCGTGCGTCTACTTGCAAGACACCTTCTTTACCAAACTGTACGCTATCGCCACGGGCCATGTACTGCACCATGTTGTTGGCTTCACGCCATAGCTGACTGATAGCTCCGTTGGTACTGCGATATATGTCGATGATGCGCCGTGCTTCATCAAGCTCTATGTACACACCCATACCCTGCAACTGTAGCTGGAACTTAACCGCACCCATGCCGTAACCAGCACCGAGAATTGTAGTCTTACCCACGAACCTTTGGTCCTTGCTCACCCCGTCTGATGGCACGTTATATATACTAGACGCCATGTGCTTATACACATCGTCCCCTTTGGCAAACGCATTGGTGAGATCATCTTGACCTGCCAACCATGCTAACACACGTGCTTCGATCTGCGAACTGTCACAGTCGATCAGGGAATACCCTTCGGGAGCCACAATGCTACATTTTAATTTCTTACCGTTTGGCCCACGGCTAGGTAGGTTTTGCAGGTTGATCTTATCGTCCCCGCCCCACCGTCCAGTGTGTGCTGCATAATATCTTACAGGTACGGGTAGAAGACCACGAGCAGAGATGTCGATGAACCGCTGTGTACGTGTTTCTTCTAAGGTAGACTTTGTACCGAGGCGTGCCGCTACTAGAGATTGCACCTTGTCGTTCTCATGTTCGAGCAACGCCTTGAACCCTTCGTCTGACTTAGCAAACGCAAACGTCTCCTTGTCTGTAGTCGGGCTGATCTTCATCGGTGGTTCAACACCAAACCCTTTTAGCAACTCAGCGAACTTTGGGTTACTCATCAGCTCTTTCTTGTCCGTAACACCTGCATCTGTTAACAGCTTACTCTTACGCTCTTTGATGTCGTCGAGGTGTGAAGCTAACAGTGCGTCATCCAACTCTAGCGTAGGCTCAGTGTACATACGCAGGGTAAGGTCAATCAAACGTAGCTCCGACTTAGGGAACTTACGTGCCATAAGACTAAACAACTTATAGGTTAGGATTACATCGTTGATACAGTAGTCACCGTACGCGCTTAGTTCTTCGGGTCCAAAATCTCCACGCCGCTTTCCGAGTGCGTCCAATACCTCTGTCCCTTTAACGCCGATATCATACCTTTCAGCCAACGACCCGAGATTTGCGCGAGCTTCAGTCCCATGAAGGGCACGGGCAATACACAAAGTATCGGTATACATCCGAGGACAAATATCAAAACGCCAATTAAGAATGGCACCATCAAACATAGTATTATGGCAAAGTAACATAGCTTCGCCCCAGTTGAAGGTTTTGAGGTACTTTTTAATCTGTTCATACGTTCCACTTGCCCACTCCGTCTCTCCGTTGTTTACTCTTACAGCCACGCCGATCACCTCAAAACGAGGATCACGGACGTAGGCTTCTGTTGTCATCTTACGCAGGGAGTAATCCTTGTCGTAATATGTTTCAAAGTCTAAGGTTATGAGGTCCATTACTTACTCACAAGCTCACCGCCACAAGCTAGATAACCTGCACCATCAATGAAGTTATCCATATGCTTTGGGTTGGATTTGATACGCGCTACCTTTAGCAGGGTCATCATCACCGCAACATCGTGGGCGTCAATGTGCTGCTCTAGGTGCAACGACCAATAGTCAGCGATCATGTTAAAGTTATTTTCCATGTCACCATGGTCAGCCGCACGGTCCTTAGTCACATACTCTTTGGCTGTGTCTAAGATATCACCACGTGAGTATGAACGTGACGGTGTAACCGGATTTAAATCCGCATTAGAATCCGTTTTTGTTATACCGTGCTTAGTCATTTCATACGCGGCGTCCCTCACGTCCTTCGGTGTGCCGATCTTCTGCATCAGTTTGTACACGTACCCGTAGGACGTCTTGGTAGCCTTGGCTATTTCGCTTACCGTGGCATCACGGTTTCTAATTTTGTAAGCCCAGATTTTATCTGATTTTGTTTTCTTCGCCATGTCGTTCTCCTATCTCGGTAATTGGAACCGTCTTTTTATTTTTCTTACAGTGCTAGGACTTACCGCCATTATTTCTGAGATAGCGACTAACGTCATACCTCGAACCATCATGCGGTTAACCATCTCTGCGTCTTTGTTTAATGGTAGTTTGTTTGCAACCTCCTCTACCTGCTTGGGTCTACCACCCATTACTCCACCTGCTTTGCCTTTGTTGCCATTCGCAACGCAGCGGTTTTGTCGCTCTAGGTTCGGGTTAGCTTGTTTATCCTTTACAAGTAGGTCTACCCAACATTTGCGATATAGTTCTTCGTATTTTACGCGCTTAAACTCGTTCATATGTTTTTACCCGCACGTCTTAGGTTCTTCACAAACCTATCTAGTTCCTCACGTGCAACCCATAGGTCTTGCTTTGCGTTGGGATGCGCGTCTCTGCGGTGTTCTACCTCCTGTAGAGTATCCACCTGCCGCCGCAGGTATTTCAATTCGCTCTCTTGAAACGGGTTTAATCCCCCATTTTCCATGCTACTCCTCCTCAGTTGTTAGGTGCCCCA